GATGTAGTCGCATCTTCACCAGCAATCGTTATTGTGTTAGAGGAACCAGAGGTATCAATTCCTTCTCCACCAGCTATAGTTAGTGTTTCTGAATCTAAGTCAATGTTTAATGCACCACCTGAGTCACCCTGGAAGTCTAAATCTTGGGCTGTTACTTGGGCATCTACATAGGCCTTAACTGATTGTTGTGTAGGTACGAGTGTGGCAGAGTTAGAGTCCATACCATCTTCATCTACAAAAGCTGTGATGGTTATAGATCCGTCAGAAATACTGCCGTATTGTATAGTTCCGCTAGTGGTAAGGTTTTCGTTACCAAACGAAATAGAGCCACTACTATCTGTAATACTAGCTGAAGTAATGGTCATTGTGCCTGTTACTACGCCAGAGCTACTAATTGTAGCTAAAGTAGACGAATCATCTTTAAAACTAAAGTCTCCGCCATCTGCGTTAAATTCTATATCTCCTGCTACGTCTAGTGTAAAATCACCACTAGCTACGTCTATTTGCGCTCCATCTGAAAAATTTATGTCTCCTTCTAAGAAGAGATCTTGCCAAGCATAGCTAGACGAACCAATGTCGTAGGTGTCATCTGCTGCTGGAATTAAGTTTGAATCAATTGACCCTGTTATGGTGACCGTATCTCCAGAAGCATCTCCTAGATCTACGTTGCCAGTAAGTGATACGTTTGCTGCTGTGACTGTGCCAGAAGCGACAATGTGCCGAAATCCTGTGATATCTTTGTTAGAATCGACAACAACAGCTTTACTAGCTGCAACCGTTCCTGCGGTCACATCGCTTGAATTTGCTCTGGATACTGCGCTGTCAATTTGAGCGCCAGTATAATCTGAATTATAATTAGCCATTTATGTTCCCCTGTTAATAGACTTCAATTAAATGGTAATTAGACTACATCTATATCTTTTGACCGTTAGCCATTCGTTTGCAGTCAGATTGTGCTTTGAACTCTTTTCCAGGCCAACCGCCACCTTTAAGTTTAAATAAAGGCCCACTCATAAGTTTTTTTAAATTCACGTTGCCACATTTACAAGTAGCAGTTTCATCTACTTTAGTCATTATCTCAAAGATGTCTTCGCATTTACTGCATTCATAATCGAAAGTTCTAAACATTACCATTTAACCTTTGCAGCCCAATATGCAGCGCTCATCTTACCTTTAGCTATGTTCTTACGATGTCTAGCTAAAAATGATTTACGCCTTGCTTTTTGTGCTTTTGATCTTGGATTCTTACCAGCACCTTTAACGCCTTGCTGTCCAAAGCGAATCAATTTTACTTTAGACCCTGACTTTGCTAGAACTGCGTGACTTTTTGTTTTGTGCGCTGGTGTTCTTTTTGGTTTATTGTAACCAGAGAATTTTACACCTCTATAATTTATAGCCATTATCTACCTACGGCTCTTTGTGCAATCCTATGGCTCTGTGCGAAAGTTTTGCCTTTACGCATTACTGTAGCCATTTTTGATAAATGCCTTTTAGTGTGATGCGTTTTATGCCTCTGCATTTGGCTTTTTTGTCTTGATGTTAAGCCTTTTAGATTTATGCCTTTTAGATTTGTAGCCATTTATATATTACCCTGGATTTAAAAAAGGAATGGGGGCTAATGAAAGCCCCCATATAACTCCTATTAGTGATTAAGGATTCTTGAACTCTTGGATTCTACCCTCAAAAACTGTGACTGCTCCGTAAAGCATATCAGCTACGACTTTAGTACCCAAGAAGTCTACAGAATATTCGCTCTGTACTCTTGGCTCTAATTGTCTAGCTGCGGAAACGGCTGAAGGATGAAAAATGTATCCAACTTCGGTACCAGTTCCAGTTGCAGCTCCCATGACTGTTGAGTGGAGAACAGGCATACCGTAAAGCATTCCTATTTGACCATTCTTCAATCCAGATGGGCCTGCGCCCATTTTAGAAGCATCTACGAAATCGCTGATTCCGAGCATTGCAGTATACAATGCAGGAGAAACAACAAAGTGACACTCATTCGTGTCTACATCAGCTTCCATCAAAGTCTTCATTCCGCCTCTGATTTCTGCTGCTGTGATTGTGTTGTCTGCTGCTAGCGCTGTACTATTTGTAGTTGCTGCTTCAACTTTAGACTCAATAAATGCGTCATAAGTCTTAGCAAGCGCGTACGCCATACCTGATACTTCTTTTTCAAAAAGACCTGGGATTGATTGTACAGATGCTATGTCTTCAACGAGTTTTGCAGCGTAACGATGCTGGTCAATCGTAAGATCGGCCTTTGCATGGGTTGAAGCTGCGTAAGTTACGAGTGTTTCTGCTGCTTTAGCGGCATCACTAACCTCTGCTAATTTAGGGATATGATATGTATCACCTTTATTACCTTTAACAAGGCCATTGAGGGAAGTATCAACACATTGTTCGAACACAAGATTGCGTTCTAAATATGCTTTTATTCCATCAGTCCAAATTTCAGGTATAAAATTAGCAGCGGTGGTAGTGGTAACCGATGCGCCAGCAAAATTTTCTGATAATGCCATAGTGGTTATCTACTTTCCACGCTATTTTTTAGCGTAATTTGAAAGAACCTTACTCCAATTCCTTTGCCTCTCGTCTTTGTTCATTTCCGCGAACGGATTGACAGAGCGGTCTGGCATTGGTGTAGAGTACGATTCATTCGTTTTAACTTTCTGATTAAATGATCGAGTTACGAATTTCTGGAGTTTTGAAGTATCCAGATCTATCGCAAACTCTTTATCTTCGTCAGATAGCTGATTCAGAAGGTCTTTTCGTACAGATTCTTTAATCTGTGCGCCTTCTTCTGCCTGAGATTTGTACTCGTCTCGTTCAGACTTGTACTTGGTAGCTAAGTCCTGCCACTCGTTGTTCTTCTGCATCTCTACTTCATCTTTTTCATCGAGTTGACCTTGCAATTCCTTTACCTTTGCTTCAGCTTCCTGGCGCTGGTGTCTGTATTTTTTCGCATCTGCGATAAGTTGTCCAACATCAGCGCTGCTGTCGGTACTTTCTTGAACATTGCCTTGTTCTACAGGTTGCTCTTTCTGAGCGACTACTTTAGAGTCCGTTTCCATAATTTCTCCTATATGGTGTATACCTTATAACCCATGCCGTTTTTGCGAATTTCTTTTTTGAAATTCTTAATAAGCTCATTTTCCATTTCTCTGGCAATAAGCTTTTGTTCATTTATGGGTAAAGGATTTAGTTTAGTTGATACAAATCTTACTCTAGCTTTCTTCTTTTTCTTAGGGCCTTGAAATTCCATACGTTCCGCCATATCTGGTTCAATAATTCCATATTCAAATCCATGTGAAGAAGACTTTATATAATTAAAAGCTTTTTTCATTCTTCCTGTTAAGGTTAAATCAGGCTTACCGCTTCTACTTACTTGATTTTTAGCAGCCTTACCAGCCATTTTACGTTTTCTATAGGCTTCGGTATAAGGAGCAAAGGGCTTCATTGCTGGATTTCGCCCTTCATTAAAGATTCTTCTTTTATGTAATTTTAAAACTGTGCGACCAACACTCTCAAAAAATGGTCTGCCAAACTTAAATGCTTTTTGAAAATTAATCATCCGTAATACTCTTCTAATGTTTTTGGCACTTTAAATGCCCTGCCTTTCTTCTTTGCCTTATCCTGCATACCTTGATAAGCTACTTTAGCTTTTTGCTGTATGTCTCTATTTTGCGTTTTAGGTGACAAAGCGACCCATTGATGCCTACAATTAAAACCACCGCCATCTCGTAAAGCGCCTGGATATTTAGATTCTACTAGAGATTGTGTCAACCCATTCTCTTTTAACATCCGTATACAGACAGGTCTAGTCTTAGAATCCATTGGGCCTTGATAAATCAGGCGTTGCTCTGGATTATCCTCTAACTGTAAAAGCGTAAGCGACCTAGAGTAAGTAGCCATTGAAGTAGTAATAATCGTGTCTACTTGATACGGTTTGATCGATAGATCTCGCAGTAGCATTGCTCTAATGTCTTTTTGAGGCATCTTCTGTAGAACGCCTTGCACTAAAGATAGCCTGACCCTTTCTCCGATGTCATTCGCATAACGCAAGATAGATGCTTGTTGCATCCTGCGAAGTGCTACTAGTTGTGGTTCTGATACTTGACCAAAGAATACTGCATCGTCAAGTAATGTGTCGAATGACATCATTAGTCTATTGACCGCTTGTTGCATCTGAAGGTCAATTAGCCAGTAATCGACCATAGTGATACCGCCTATAATAATCAGTATCTCTTCTGTGGATAGCCCCTGCTCCCTTAAATTTTCTACATCTTCTGTGAATTGATTCTGAGCCTCGGTAAGTCTAGACTCAAAGTCTGCGACCGCTTGGTCGATCGTACTGTCTAAAGGCATTAGCTTTGCAGTCTATCTAAAAGCCTATTCCCTGATCCTTCTGAGTCATCTACTTCTTCGAGTAGCTTTTCAGCATCCTCTGGTAGCATATCTGGATTCTTTAGCATAAGATATGACTTGCGCGTAGCAAGTTTGTTCTGGAACAACCAGGTAAACATCTCGCGTTCTTCTGACGGTGATAGAATCTGTGGCTCTTCAAAATCTACTAGATAGTCTGCACTTAGTTTCTGACCTGTCTGCACTTCAATAATTCTGCGGTCTATGTCATACCGATTGTGTTCCCATGCTCTCCAAGTGTCTTCGATATTGGCTTGTACCTCTGAGTAGTTGTCAATCTCTTGTACTCTCAAAGCTTCTGCTGATTCTGCGTTACCATGAGAATCAATGAACTTTACTCTTAACTGATTATTGTTTAGAGTAGTCTCTACAAGATATTTAGCACCTTTAATTAAATCATCGATACTAGCACTTGGGCCTGTGACACCAAAGTTAG